GCGGGATCGTTTCCAACCATTTGATCGACAACCTTCCTCTTCGCTGCGTCATGGGTGTAATAAGAGTAAAACTTGAGCCACTCTCCGGGAAGGGTCTGGATCACGACACCGTTCGCCACAAGATCAACATGGTCAATCAGATTGTATCCAATGTTCTTGATCCACTGGAACTCGTACCCCATCGCGGTACAACGGCCATCATATCCGCTAGGTGGGGTATTCGTTCCCAGCGAAACCATGGGCGAGTAGATGTCGGGAAGTGTCAACACTAAATACGTATCGTGAAGAAGCTGGGCGTACCGGTCGATGCGACACGAGAGTGTCCTAGTCGATGTAAATGAAAAGTCTAGATTCGTGGACGAAAACGCCATCCGAATCGATTCCATGGCAAAGTTCGTGTGTCGACGATACACTGCCCTGAAATGAGTCATCGACGGATTGCCGTTGATGGGCTGATTTTGTGCCCCTACTTGTGCAAGCTGTATCAAGCCGCCAGGCATTTGTATCTACGCACGTTGAATGTTTAGACCAATGAACCACCCAACGGGGTCGCCCCCTGTGCGACTATGCAGCAGTTGTTAATAGTAGGACGAACGCCTGCAGTTGTGTACGCTAACCCAGGAGTAGAGCCAGAAGCGAGACTGAGTGTCTGGGGGTAGGGTGTCCTCTCATATCGCGACGCCTTGTTTGCGAGAACTGAGGTCACGACATAATTATAGCGACGACCCAGAGGCGGAGGGTCCTGTGTGAACGTTGCAGCGACGATACGACGCTTCTGTGCGGTTAAATAGTCCTGGGCAGAATTGACCTGCATCCTATTTATAGAGAAGCAAGAGAAACAAGTCAAATGAGGTTCGTACTCGTTAGCACTCATGTGGATCAGATGACGGGATATTCTAAGGTGGTTTCTAATCTTCTTACGCAGGTCGCAACGCTCGCCCCGAAGGTGAAGACGTTTCATTTCGGGTTTCAGCGTCATGCGGACCGCAAGAGCCTTCGCAAGGTTCCGGAGGGAGTTGTCGCATATGATGCTGCAGCCGCAGAGGACCCCAAGGAGGAGGGGTTCGGCTTCAACAAGATTCACGAGTATCTCGAGATGGTTGGCCCTGATGTGGTGATGATCTACAACGACCCGATGATCATCGCCCGCTTCATCAAGTCGATGAAGTATGAGAAGGGTGTCTCTCCTTACAAGCTGTGGCTCTACATTGATCAGGTCTACACTGGCATCGCCCCGCAGCTGATCGACGAGATCAATAAGGCGGCCGATCGTGTCTACTGCTTCACGGACTCGTGGGCGAAGACGTTCACGGAGTATCCCAATGTGACGGTGACTCCGAAGCTCATCGAGCATGCAGTGGATCCTACGGTCTTTTCGAGCCTCCCTCAGCAGACTCGTGTACAGCTGCGTAAGAACATCGGTCTTCCCACGGATGCCCTCGTTATGCTCAATGCCAATCGCAACAGTCAGCGTAAGCGTCAGGACCTGACAATTATGGGATTCGTTCGTATTCTCGCAAAGTACGAGGAGAAGCCGCTCTACCTGCTCATGGTCACGGGCATTGATCCGCAGAAGGGTAACTACTACGATGTCCAGCGTATCTTCTACGATCAGCTTCTCCAGAACAATCTGGACCCGACTGTCTACGGAAAGCGTCTAGCGATCATTGATACGTCGACAACTCCTCTTACGGACGAGGCAATCAATCAGATCTACAATATGAGTGACGTCGGTGTGAACACCTCGGATGGCGAGTGATTCGGCCTGTGTCAGCTTGAGCACTTGTATACGGGTGCCCCTCAGGTTGTTACGGATGTGGGTGCGTACAGCAACTTCCTTCCCAAGACGGTTGCCCAGTTTATCCCGAAGCGTGATGTCTACTACCATGCGGCTGGCATGCCGCTCGGTCTCTCATCACCGACGTTCTATGCAGATGATGTTGCAGCCGCGATGGACAAGGTGATCACGAACCTCGGTGCGATGCGAACTGCGAAGGAGTCGATCGTCTTCAAGTCCTGGGCCGATGTGTGTGCCGACTGGCTGGCTGATCTCAAAGCCAGTACTTAATCTGCGTCTCAGAGATCTTAGTTCCGATACGCAATAACCGGTTGTTATCTTCGAATGCCTGGCCGTCGAAGATTTCCTTTGAATCGGGATCCATCAAATAGACAATTCCCTTGATCTTCATTTTTTGAAGGCGTCGCTTCTTGCGGGTCATGTTGCGAAGATACGTCTCATCAAGCTCTTCTGACTTGATTGATGGCTTGAATGCCAGATCCTCGCCTGTTGCAGTCGTATCGAATCTCATGCACGAGATCTGTGGCTTCTCGCGAGAGTGCAACTTGCGATGAACTTCGCAGTCAACCGCCGACTGTTTCAGCAACACTGAAATACGCTTATTGACCTTATCTTTCTCATACACCTTCTCAT